CCGGCTCCGTTGCAGGAGGTACAGGTGAGGATGTCGTCTTTGTGGCTGATGGTCTTGACTACGCCGTCTCAACGTCCACAAAGCCTTGGCTTGGCTGTCTTACTAGATGCCAACGATCTCATAGTCTTTACTTGTTGAGTCTTTACTAATACGGGGGCATTATCCTCACGGGGATTATCCCTCTGAGGTGGTGGACAACTTGACGCTTTGTTCACAGGGTTGTTCACAGGCTGTGGAGTGTCGAACACTTCGGTCTCGTACTGCCAGCGTCCTCGCTCATCCTGATAGCGGCGTGTCCGTACATAGCCGGCGTGGCGGAGCTCGGTGAGGGCCGTGCGGATCGCGTCAAGGCCTTCCTTCTTCACCTTCGCCAGCTGGGCGGTCGAGGTGTTCCAGTGGTCAGGCTTGGACAGGATGTAGATCAGGACGCCGGTCGCCTTGAACGACAACTTCGGGTCGGCGATTACCTCGTTCCGGATCACCGTCCAGTTCGCCTCAGGTCGTGGGGTGCGTCGAATCATGACGTTCTCCTTGATAGTCGGTTCAAGATGGCTCCCATGTCTACGGGCCTCCAGCAGTACGCCTCGGCTCCGGCTGCGGTCAGGGTCGCCAACCATAGCTCCTGCTCGGGTGACAGCCGTCCCCGTGCAGACTTCAACTCGGCGAACACAAGGTCACCCTGTGCTCGACGTGCCAACACCAGATCGGGGAAGCCTTTGTTCCCCTGCAACGGCGTCGACCAGACACCCGGACGGATCTGGACGCTCCGAGTGTGATGCACGATCCAGCCATGCCATTGAGCGGCCTCAATGACCGCCGACTGGAACTCGGCTTCGGGGCCTCTCATTCGTCACCCTGAGCGAGGATCATGATGTCGTGCAGCTGTGCCTGTGTGACCGCCATGAAGCGTTGCTGCTTCTGGAAGTAGTGATACCCCTCCTCGACGATGTCCTCCAGATGCATCCAGCCGGTGAGGTTTACAGCTGAGCCGGAGATGATCGCCAGCACATACGGCGTCGCAGGCTTCCGCTTGTCCATCTCAGACTCTTTGACGATCAGCTTCCCAGTGCGATACCGGGTCGTCCTGACCTCGATCCAGCCGCCGACGTCATACGACGCGGATCCGTCGACACCAGACCAGTCGTAGTTCAGGCCGGTGGCACACGCCAGTTCGCCCATGCAGCCGTCGACGTTATAGCGGAGCACGGTCTCAAAGTCGAGGCCGTCCTTCATGTTCCGACGATGGTTGACGCTCTGATAGAACTCGGCTCGGACGACCGCCTCCTCATGGCACTGCATCATCTGGGCTGGCGACAGCTCGACGATCATCAGAACGGAGCCTCAGCGGTCTGGGCCGCTTTGAGTCGGTCGATCTCGGCGGACGCGTCACGCTTGGAGAGTGCTCGAGGATCCCCTTGGTATCTCAACGATCGAAGCAGCTTGATCTGTGCGTCCGACGGGCCGTCGCCGGACGGGGCCGGTGCGCCACCCATGCGGACGACCTTCTCCATCTCCTCGCGTGAGGGACGCTTGCCGGCTTGGAACACCCATGCTGAGAGGCATCGTCCGATCGCCGACGTCTCACAATTCTCTACATGGGAAGTCGCATTGACGCCGCGCTCGGTCTTCTCCTCGTAGGCGAAGCCGGTGGCAGTCGGTAACGGGTCGTCACGGTGGCGGTATACCTCGGCACGGAACAGGACGGCATGGTCGTCCATGCGGACGAGCTCGGTCCAGATCCGTCCGTCTGGGTTCGCCGCCCAGAACAGGGCAAGCCGCTCCTCGACGGTCGCGTAGGTTGACAGGTCAAAGGCCATGAGTGTCCTCCTGCTGAAGACGGACAAGGTTGTGGTAGTGCTCGGCCTTGTAACACTTGAAGCACCACACGCTCCATGAGCCGGGTGACCAATGGAAGATGTCGTCACCCTCAAGGGGTCGGCGACACCGGCAACATGAGCCTGCGGTCGGACGCTGCAGACGGGGCCGGTCAATCATTGAAGCCGCCCAAGTTCATCTGCACGAGGGTGTCGGCGGTCGTCTTGGTCATCGCGGACGGTGTGACGTCAAGACTGTTGAGGCAGTAGGCGGTCTCGTAGAGAGCTCGTCGCAGTTGGTCACGCTCGAGGCGGAGCCGCTCGATCTCGGCGACGAGTGTCTGAATCTGGTGGGTTGCCTGCTCCATAGCGGCGGTCGCTTCACGGAGGACGTGTGCGATCGGGTCGATGTTGTCGGTCATCGGATTATCCTTCCTGTCGGGTTATCCGACACGGTAGCGGATGGGTGTCTCACGGTGGTGCATCCGTGACCGCTCGCGTTCCGTGGTGCCACCCCAGATGCCTGGCAGGCTTCGATCAGGGAAGCTCATCGCATACGCCAGACAAGCTTCACGCACCGGACAGGCCTTGCAGATCTCGACAGCGACCTTGGCGTCGGCGGCACCTTTGCGTCCGGGCTGAGGGAAGAACAGGTCTGTCGGGAGGTTCTGGCAGTCGGCGTCAACCATCCAGTCGGGCTGGTAGACGTTCAGCATGGGCGGCTCCAAGGCTCCCATCCGCAGCCGTGGTTCGCTTGGTGCCATCGCCAGATCTCGAGGGCCATCGCAAGGTTGACGGCCGGATCGTTGATCGCGTCCCATGAGCCGAACAGGTTGGCGGTCTCATCTGACCACACTTGGTTGATTTGCATGGGGCCGTGGTCGCCACCGTTGAAGTTCGGGTGTCCGGGAATGATGTTGATGCACCGGCTCTCGGACCACATCTCCTCGAGCACGTTCTGCAGCTCTTCGACGGGCCAGCCGACCATCAGGGCGAGCGGAGCCCATTCTTGGCACGGTACGGAGGGGTCAAGGGCAAGCTGCTCTAGGTCGGCTTGCATGACGTCGTGGGCGGTCGTCGTCGTGGTGCTGGTGGTGGTCGTCGGGGTCGTGGCGACTGGGGTGATGACGACGGTCTGCCGGGTTGGTTCGGTCACGATCGCCGGTGCGATCTGAGGGGCCGGTTTGGCAATTCGTCCGATCACCTCGTTCGCGGCGACGAGGGTCATTGTGCCCATCAATGCGATGACGAGCAGGTTGCTGAGTCGGGTGGTCATGTGTGCTCCTTGAGGTCGGTCCAGCTGGGCTGGCGGAAGGGGTTCCCTACGGTCTACCGACTTGAGGAGCCGATGTCAGGGATACAGGGCCTTCCATGTGACAGGGCCGACGACGCCGTCCACGATGAGGCCGTGGGCCTTCTGGAACGTGCGGACGTGCTGGTCGGTCACTCTGCCGAACTTGCCGTCGGCGGTGATCTTGAGGGCCTTCTGGACGGAGACGACGGCTGGACCCTCTGAGCCGACCCTGAGCGGCTTGCCAGGGTACGTGGGGGCCACGGGGGCCGTGGAGGGCTTCTGAGGGGCGTCTGTGAGCCTGTCAGCGATCGGCGTCGAGTCGGACCATTTGGCGGATGGGGGCGTCTCGATGTGGAGCCATGCGTCGCCTTGTCCGGGGGAACGCTTAACCCAGCCACAACCGGCCTCCCAATAGCGCTTCTGTTGGTAGTCGTGGATCCGTTGGATCCCCAGCTCCTCCGAGTAGGCGATAAGGAACGGTAGGACCTCGGCGTCAATGACGGCCCGGTTGGTGAACCCTGCGTCGAGCGCAGCTCCGAACGCATGGGAGGACCATGCGGTGCCGCCTCGGACCGGACGGCGGTTGTAGATGCCGAGACTCTTGAGGCCCCAACGCTCGTTGAGGTACTTGGCAAGGGCCTGCAGGTTGGGGGACGCTCCGGCGTGGCTCGCTCCGGGTTCGCCGGCCTTCTGCCATGAGCTGAACTTAATGGCTTCTGTCATTGGAGCGGAGCGTAGGAGGTGAGGACGGTGATGCTGTGGGTCCCGGAGGGGACGACAGCCCAGAGCTCCTCGTCGGGTGGGATCACGATCGTGAAGTTGGTGTTATTTGAGATGAGGAGGCCGTTGCCGGTGTCGACGTCGGAGCCGCCAACGTAGACGTCGTTGCCGACTGGGCGGACGATGATCTGCCGGGTGTTGTTGATCGCTTTGGAGACCACCTTGACTCGAGTGGTGGTCAAGGTGGTGGTGGTAGAGATCATGACTGGTCCTCCGGTTTGTCTTTGTCTTTTAGTCCGTTCGAGGCCAGTACTCCCGAGAGAGCTCCGGTCATGAACAGGACGAGCGGGTT